GCAGCTACCATCTGATAGCTGCGGATAAAAATTAAGCAGTCCTTTTCCACATGTAACATGTGATGTAGGGCTGCAGATTGTTGTGCGCGCTACCGGAACCAGATGCGGCAGTAGCGCCAGAGATTGTATGTGAATGTGAGCCAGCACTTGTTGTGGTCTTGTTGCTGACTGCTGTATAACCGGATGTGGCATCGATTAAAACTCGATTGCCACCACTGGTTCCCCATGAGGTTTTCTGGTTCTTCAGATCATGAGTATGTCCACCGGCACTGGCTGTTGCCAGCGTTCCTTTTGCATGAGTATGAGAAGGCATTTGTGCTGCGGTCAATGTAACGGTAGAAGCACCACCGGTCTTTTCGACTGTAGCAAAGTTGTTATCATTTGCGTTGACACCAACCGGAACTCGACCTGTTCCCCAGGCAACCCAAGTGCCTCCAAAATAGGTGGATGGATTTGTGTTCTTGACGCTCATGTAAATGCTTCCTACTGGATAGATAGCACCGATTGCCTGTTTGACATATTCACTTAATAGCTTGCCGTAGACCTTTACATCCCATTTTTCAGATACTTCAAAGCAGTTATCTGTTTCTGATACCTTACCAACAGCCACGCCTTTACCGCCACTCTTGAAATCCATGACAACCGATGCTGTAGATACGATGTCCGTGATGCTGATAGTCGTGAAAGCATCTGTTAATTCGTATTTGACTTCATAGGATGTTTCGGTGGAAATCTTACCGCTGCCAAAGGTAAATGCTGTACCGGAATTGAAGCTGGCAGAAGCGTTGGTCCATGTGCTTGTCCCGGCTACGCGGTAGTAAGTGGAGCGAGTAACTGTATTCTTGGAGCTGCAGGATGCAAAGCTATAGGATACCGTTGCCTTGATATAGGTGCCATCATCTGATATGGTTCCACTGCTGTTGCATCGTTGCGAGTTGTAAGAGCTAAAGGAAGGTACACTGTAGGCGATGACAGTAATTGACACGGTAGCTGCAGCAGAGGTTCTTCCTCTGGAATCCGTCACTGTGGCGGTAAAAGTAATCGTGCCAGAGCTGTTCAAAAATCCAGTAGTGAGAGTAGAAGATGTGCCAGAGTATCCACCACCACTGATGCTGTAAGATTTTATGGTAGAACCATAGCTTCCGGTAGCACCATTGATTGTAAGCGTAGCCTTTGATTTTGACTGTACATAGATGCCCCAGGTGCTTGGAACATTACCATCAACACGACTTGCTGTCAGACTGGAAATAGTAGGCTTGACTGAAGTAGGAACTGTTAGATTCAGCGTGCAGGTTTTCGTACCAATCTTGGTGGAGCCATTGTAGGTGTCGCAGGTAATTGTACAGGTTCCACTTGTGGTACTCGGTATCTGGTTTGCCAATGCGAGAGCAGGTGTCCACGATACAGAGGTGGAAGTAGTCTTTGTTGTGATGGTTCCAGTAGCACTACCAAAGGAATAGGTCAGCGTATGGGTGAATGAGGAAGATGCCCTTGAAATAGAAATTGTTGTGGCGCTTCCCATATTCACGGATGCTGCCGATACTGAAGATGCTCTTGGAATCGTGTTTAGAGTATGCGTTCCACTTGCGGATACATTGACTGCATAGCTGTATACACCAGCTTCACAACTTAATTTGAAAGATTTTGTACCATCTGCATTATGACTGATCTTTAAGGAGCCGGAGGCCACAATGGTTCCGTTATAGAGCTGAATACGATTATCGGTTGAGGTGGAGTAGACGGTTGTGCCGTTGATAACAGCCTTAAAACCACCGGACATGACCCAGCCACTTCCTGAGCCTGAGCCTTTCAGCGTCCATGCAATGGTAGATGTATTATTGGCACTATCCTGACTGGATAGTGTCCATGATAAGGTGACAGAACGTCCCTCTTTCGTCCCGGTTGTAATACTTCCGCTGGAAGCCATAATGAATCACTCCTTTATGATGCCGGGCCTCTCCACTTGATAGAGAGGTTACCGTTGTTTCTTGGGATAAAATCAAACCATCCCCTTGTTTCATTACCAAGGGATAGCTTGTTGCGAATCTCTGCATTGGTGATAACCAAGCTGTTGTTGGAGATATAGGCAATTTTCTGACCGTTTTCTTTGAAGGCCAGTTCATTGTTGGAGAGCTCAGCGGTGAAGGCATTTCCTACTTTGCCAAGCTCAATAAGAGCTCCTTTGAAGCGAATATATTCTTCAAGGAGCTCCTGGTTAGTTGCGATATTGTCCTTCAGCTCATCTGTGACAGCAGAGAAATCCATGCGGATTTCACTACTGTTTTGCGTAATCGTAGATTGAAAATCCTGCTGGATCGTGGTCATTTCAGAGCGTGAGATGTATTCTTCACGGACAGAGAGTCGGATCTGTTCTGAGGATTTTGAAATCTCCGAATAGCACTCACGCACATTTTCCTGAAGAGAAGCAATATCCTCCTCATATCCGGCAACATTCTGAAAAGAGGCCTGACAGGAAGTGATAAGTGCCATAGGCTCACCTCCTAGTTGGAAACATCACACTGCAGTGTAAGTAAGCTATCGATATCGGCAGCAGGCAGATAAATGACCTTTCCAGTTTTGCTAAAGGTGACTGCATTGCCGTCTTTGTCCTGAGCATACCAGTTATAAGTCAGTGACTGTTTTTCGGTGGCATCCACCCAAGCACTACCGGAATATTTCTGAAGAGTGACCGTTTTAGCTGAGTGACTGATTTTATACCAAAATGCACCGGCTGCAGGATTAGAAGGCGCTGTTTCACTGATTGGACCGAGAAGCGCATCTACTTCCTGCTGATTGGTACGGACAATAACATATGGGCAGACACCACCCTGATTATTCTTTACTGTGAAACCGCCAATAGAAAGAAGTTCAGATACATACGGATCTGATTTATCTTCGACAGTGATAACATCTACATAAGATTTACCATTGTAGGTCATCGTGCATCGATAAGACTGAATATTTACGATGTCGCTTCCGGATACCGTCAGAGTAGAAGAAGTTGCGCCGGAAATATTCGTCCATTTTCCAGCAGTATATTTTGCCCACTGATAGGTGGCATTTGTGATGGCAGTCGTACCAGAATAAGCAGAGGTGGCAAGAGATAAGCTACCAGACTGATTCATAACGATGGTGCCGTTTGGAGCATAAACAGAGAATACAACAGCGCTGGTGCCATTACTTCCTCTGGTGGACTTAGCCCATGTAAATTTCTTCACAACAGTTTTACCGGAAATGGTAAAGGTCAAATCAACAGTTCCATTAACCACGCTTTCTCCACCAAGGGTAGCAGATGCAGCAACTGTAAGGGCGACGGAGCCAGCAGCAGAGGCAGTTGCCGCAGCGTTAGTTTTCAGTGTCATACCAGAAGGCAACGTTCCAACTGAACAGGTGCAGGCTGTCTGTGTGATGCCAACATAGCCGGTGAAAGGAATCGTGATATCCAGTGCGGCAGTTGCTGCACCGGTAGCAGAGCAAGCAATCGTTTGTGCTTCGTTTCCCAGAATAATCGAAAGACCGCCTGTTCCAGTTGCACCCGGAGAGCCAGGAGAACCCTTGCTACCGTCATACATCTTTGTAATTGAGATGGTATCATAGACATCTGCGTCATCGGTAAGCAGCTTGATTTGAGCGACGTTATCGATGAATACAGCATGTGCAGGTTTTACTACGAGAGTTCCGCCAGTGATGCTGGTATTGTCAGAAGTAGTTGGATAATCGGCCCATGCACCAGCGCTGTTTTTGTATTGCCATTTGGAAATGGAAACGCCCTGTACCTGAGCACTCAGCGTTGCCTGTGATGATCCGACCAATGCAGAGGAAGTGTTGTATTTGAATACATAGGTGTCAACAGTCACATAAGCGAGTTTTGCATTTTCGGCATTTCGTACCAGGGTGTAAGTGATATCCGAGGTGATATTGACTGTGTTCTTGGTTTCAGAATCGTAGTAGCTGATATAACAAATGTAAGTAATCATACCGGTGGACGAGGAAGCCAGCACATTACTGTTGACTTTCAGAATTCCTCCGGTAACTTTTTCGTTGGAGTTTAGAGCTGTTTCAGCGCCGCTACCGTCTTTGCGTTTCCAAGTGATGGTCAGACCGGAGGCGTTCAGAGCTACGTTCGTCTGATCAAGGAATACGACTGGTGTCAGTGTAAGATTGGTGCTGGCCCAGCTTGGTGCATAGGTGTGAGGCAGCACATTTGGGTCCTCACTCTGCGTCTTAGGCAGATTGGATGTAATATAAGCCGACAGCTTTCGCTGGTCTGTAATATCCACGAACGTCTGCTGGCTGGAAGTTAAGATTGTAGGCATTTACTGGTCCTCCTTTATATAGATACTTCACAGTAGAAGGATGCGTTGTCTTGGACATCCTCTGTGGTTACGATGATTGATTTTATTCCGATATGATTCGAATCCCATATGGCATCGGCTTCGTCATTTCCAGACTTTCTATGCCAGATGAAAGCTGTATCTGGAAGCGATGCTGTAATATCTTTATCCCATGAATAGACCTTGCAGAAAAGTCGACTGTTCTGGCCTTTGTCCTTAAAAATACTGACACCATCAACAATGAGCTCTGTGCGATACATTTTGGAGGATGCAATGCCGTCGACCTTGCCAGAGATACCTTCAATGGTGGCAGTCTGTCCGAGTAGCTCATCCTCGATAGCAGAGAGGTTTTCATTCTGTTTGGCGGATATGGAAGTCAGCTTGATACCACTGGCTCCAATGGTTATGGTGTTCCCAGACGGATTTAAGTAATCTACGGTCTTGCTCATGCAGGCGTAGCGTCCATCAATTCCATGAGGCGGAGACAAGCAGTTCACAAACTGTCTGGCATGAATACTACCGATATCAGCACCGGTATCTGATTCATCCATGATGGTCAGTTCCATGCTGGTGATACCGGCAATAAGCTCTGCAAGTCGGGACTTTGCTTTACGGAGAAGGTTACTCGGAAGCGTGACATCATCCCAGACTTCTGTGGCCCAGATCCAGCCGATTTCTTTTACAGCAGTTTCATCAAATATATAATTTAGCCCATCGTTTACGGAAGTGCTATCAACACGTTCATCGGACTCGACTTCGTTTCCTTCTTCATCTGTTGTCTTTTTCTTTGCTCCAAGTGGAATCAGAGCAGTGATGCGCTCGGTATGATCACGGGTGATTTTGACATCCGTTAGGTTCTTTCCATATTCCACAGATTGCACAGAACGAGTATTGAACTCTGCAAGGTAGTCCAGAATTTTTTCGGATTCTGTATAGCGGACCATCAAATAACCACCATGTGTATTGATCAGCTTACTTTTGATAGCATCCAAAGTGCATGAATACTCTGAGTTGCTATAGCTGATATAGTCATTGTTATCTGTTACTGTGATATTTCCCAGCTTAAAACGCTTCTTTTCTTCGACTGCCTTATTGTGGACAGAGAGAAAATATTCCAAAAGACCTTTGAGTGTTCCTTTATAGGAGAAAGGCGGCTGCTGGCTATCCTTGAGATATGCCAGAGCCGATTCGCAGGTCCAAGTGTGGGTATTATAAAAATCACTACCGTCGTTTAAGGCACGACCTTCAAAGACTGTTGCATCACCTTTTTTGCAAACAATAGTGGAAGCCATCGGGAGGATGGAATCCAAATACGGATGATTAAATGGAGCGGACAGTGTCAGGCTGTCGATGTTTTCGGCATCTTCGGTCATCTTTGCTTCTGTAATAGCAAGCTGGGATAACTGTGGATGATAGAATAGCTGACCGTCTACGAAAATACGAAAGATACTCATAGGCGGCCCTCCCTAAATCGAAAGATCGTTGTGCCGGTCCCTTGAATTGTGACTGTATTTCTACCAGCTTGCAATTCAAATTCCGGAAGTGTCCACGTACCTGCACTGAGTGATTTTCTGAAAGAATCACTGCCGAGTGTCCAACTGAGAGCTGTTTCGGCAGTGGCCGTGATGACAGGAACCACAGGCATAAAATCATTTTCAATAATGAGCGTACCGGAACCAGTCAGATTAACGATAGTCTCTTCATTGTGATAGCGATAGGAATCCGCATCTTCACAGGAAATCACGAGCTGGCCTTTACCTAAGAGTGGATCATATTCAGATGAAATCTCTAAAGTACCAATAGCATACAGCTCTGGCTCCTCGCTGGTCGATACCTTCATGAGCTGACCAGCATAGCGGTTTGCCATTTCAGCGACCATCTGATTGTATCTCTTTCTTGTTCCAAGCATGGAAAACGTTAAAGAAAAGCTCCGAGGCTGATAAGATACACGCCCCAGAGCTTCTGTATAACGAATAGGAGAGTTCCTTCCTGGCACCACAATTGTATTGGATTGCGACTGTGGCACTGGAAAAGAGACAGTTTCTCGGAGCCAGCCCATAGAAGCGACTGATGTTCCGTTTAATTTAATATCAGGTGTCATAGACTGAGCCTCCTTTGTAACTTTTGAGCTTTGCCGAGCTCACTGTCGATTGCCGGGAGTAGATGGCCAACGAGTGTACCGTCCTCAAGGTAGATGCCCTTACTGGAATTATCAGCAATGACCGCCAGATATTTTTCCATTGCACTGGTATTAAGATGACTGGAAATCATCGCTTCGAACTGTTTGTAGAAACCGGCAAGAGGAAGGATTGCTTCTGCACCAGCTTCACCGCCAGCCATCAAAGAAGATCCGTTCATTCCAAAGATAGTAGGACTGGTCATGATACCACCTTCCTTGTACCAATCAATAGAAAGATGTGGTACAGAAGGTGGAGCGATGGACAGTTTGCCAGTTATCTTGAAATGTGGCAGCTTGATGTGTGGAAGAGAAATCTTCATGCCGAAGAAAAATCCTTTGATAGCATCAACCACGCTTTTGACTTTGTTTTTAGCTGCCTCGATAGGAGTAGTGATGGCAGATTTTATGCCGTTCCACACGGAAGTAGCAGTTGATTTGATCCCATTAAAGATGCTACTAACTGTACTTTTTACAGAATTTAATACTGTTGTGACAGAGCTTTTGATGGCGTTAATCGGAGTTGTAACAGCGTTTTTTATTGCATTCCATACGGTGGTTGCTGTGCTTTTGATAGCATTGAACACAGTCGTTACAACAGATTTGATGGCATTCACTACTGTGGTCACCACTGTCTTTATCGCATTCCACACAGTAGAAAATACCGTCTTGATAGCGTTCATCACAGTGCTGATCACAGATGCCACTGCATGAATGACAGTCGTCACCTTGGATTTAATAGCATCCCAGACTGAGATAATAAATTCCTTGCAGTTCTCCCAGATAAAGCGAAATGGAAGTGTAATAATATCAAAAGCAGCACTTAAAATAGAACTTATCGCCATGATACCGACGGTTACGACATTTTTCAGTGTCTCCCATATGGTGGTAAAGAACGTAGCAATACCATTCCAGATTCCTTCAAAGAAGGTCTTGATATTTGTCCAGACTTCATTCCAGCTAGTGCCAAACCATCCAAGGACGACATCTGCAACACCCTTGATAACATTGAGAATGTTGCTAAAGAAGCTACTGATTCCGTTCCAGATAGAAGAAAATATTTCCTTTACATCAGTCCAGGCCTGTGACCAATTCCCGGTAAAGATGCCGATAAAGACATTCAGAATGCCGGTGATTACACCAGTTACTGTAGAGAGAATATTTGCAATGTTGTTAAATACTCCTTCAAAGATTGGAGCGAGAACCTGACAAAAACCATCCCATACTGTCTTTAGAACATCCACGATATCGGTAAATTGAAATCCCAGAGCATTCAGCCTGTCAACAATACCCTGACAAAAACCGGAGATAGTATCTTTGATACGGTTCCAAGTCACGATAATTGCATCCCGGAAGCCCTCGTTGGTTTTCCAAAGGTGAACAAAGGCAGCTACCAAAACGGCAATAACAGCAACAACAGCCAACACGGGAGCAGAGATGCCACCAAGTGTGGCACCGAGTTTTCCAAGAACGCCGGTTCCACCTTGAATGGCGATCTTCAATTTACTAATACCATTTGCCAGCTTCACAAAGCCCTGCATAGCCACACCAATTTTCGAGATGGCTGTTCCGATGATGACAAGCAATGGACCGATTGAGGCGACCAAAAGAGCAATGGTAACAATTGTTCTCTTGGTGCCTTCATCCATTCCGTTAAGTTTATCTACGAAACCTTGCAATTTCGATACGATGGAGCGGATAGCAGGCATCAGGATATCACCAAAAGAAATGGCAAGCTCCTGAAGCTGAGACTTTAAGATAGTAAGCTGACCGGCAAGATTATCCTGCATAGTCATAGCCATTTTTTCAGCTGAGCCGTCACAGTTATCAATTGCAGAGGAGAGCTTATCAATATCGCCTTGGCCAGCATTCATCAGAGCTAGGAAGCCGGACATGGCATTCTTACCGACAAGTGATTCAGCAGCTTGTGCTTTTTCGGATTCTGTCAAGTTTCCGAAAGCGGAACGACAGTCTGCTAAAATGTCAGAAAGGTCACGCATGGAACCATCTGCGTTGGTAGTGGCGATAGTGACATCTCCGATGGCCTTACCACTGATTTTTACATCACCTGCAAGGTTGTTCATAATAGTACGAAGGGCGGTACCAGCCTGAGAAGACTTGATACCGGCATTGGCCATGAGGCCGATTGCTTCCGCAGTATCCTCAGCGGAGAAACCAAGTGCACCAGCGATAGGAGCACAGTACTTGAAGGTTTCACCCATCATGGATACATTCGTATTTGCATTGGAGGATGCTGCAGCAAGGATGTCTGCAAAATGACCTGAGTCCTTTGCAGAGAGTCCGAAGGCAGTCAAGGCATCGGTTACGATGTCAGAAGTTGTTGCTAAGTCCTCACCAGAGGCAGCAGCAAGGTTCATGACACCCTCGATACCATCTAGCATATCTTCAGTTTTCCAACCGGCCATCGCCATGTAGTTCATAGCTTCTGCGGCTTCTGTTGCAGAGAACTTAGTTTTAGCACCCATTTCACGGGCCTTATTTCTGAGAGCATCAAAGTCCTTACCTGTAGCACCAGAAACAGCAGCTACCTGACTCATTGCAGAGTCAAAATCAGCTGCTGTTTTTACTGCGGCGACACCGACACTACCGATTACGGTGGTCACGCCCATCATCTTTTTACCGGCACCAGCGATGGAATTACCGACGGTCTCCATCTTTTTACCAGCCACATCTATTTTAGAAAGCGCAGTGTTTGTAGTGGCAGCTTCTTGCTGCAGGCGTCGTAATTCTTCCTCAGTCTCTACGATTTCACGCTGGAGAGCGTCATATTTGTCCTGACCGAGTTCTCCATTTTCCAACTGTTGCTTGGCCTGCTCCTGTGCTACCTTGAGTGAATCCAACTTTTCCTTTGTGGCTGCGATGGCATCTTTCAAGAGTCTTTGCTTTTGAGAGAGTAATTCCGTATTGGAAGGGTCCAGCTTCAAGAGGCGGTTGACGTCCTTCAGGGCAGACTGGGTAGAGCGGATTGAAGTATTGACTGACTTTAAGGCTTTATCTAGGCCAGTCGTATCACCACTGATTTCAACAGTGATACCTTTGATTCGATTTGCCACTTGTACGTCACCTCCTTAGAATTTGTCGAAGTCCTCCTGTGTTGCGATTTGCTGGTATTTCACATCGTCATTTGCCTTTTCTGTCCAAATGTCCATCACCATTCCAATGGTTAAAAGGTCAAGGTCTCTGATAGAGATACCGATTTCAATACAACGCAGGAGAAACAACGGTGTGGTCATTTCCCGGCTACTGCGATGAAGTTTTTTTTAGATTCAATTTCTGTCTGAAGATTCATGCCCCAGAGTTCGAGAATTTCAGGAAGTACCTCATATATGGAGAACATCTCAAATTCATCCAGCCACTCTTCAATGGTTGCCGGAATACTGTGGTCAGCATGGTAGGCCATGATATAGGCTACGTTCTCAAAAATCTCCAAGTCTTCGATCTCAAATGATGAGCCATCATCAGAGTTGCCCTTATAGGATGATTCAAGACGTGAGAGGTCTTTGAAGATATCACGCTTGAATTTTGCACGGTAGAGTCTGGGAATAGTAGCGGAGGAACGGAATTTGACCTGCTTATCACCGATTGTAATTGCTTTTTCTAACATGTCTTACGTCCTCCTTATCCTTCTGTCTTAGGTACCGGCACATAAACCTGCTGGTACCAGTTCTTATAAATTTCTGCATCTGTCGCATCACCGGTGCGGCTCTTGACGAGACCATCCTCTCTAGGATCAGCAGTAAGCGTGAGCTTTTCTTTACCAGGCTCGATGGTATCCTCTTTGGTCTCAGATTCAATGGACGGACGAGAGGAAGTGCAGTTGTAAAGCACATGGCGAATGCTTCTGACATCACCATCAAATTCAAAGAGCAATGCGAACTTCTCAAGTTCGGTGATGGTTGCATTTTCAATAAGCACGCCGTTGTTATCAAGCTCTTCTTTCAGAATTTCTGTACGGAACCATTCCGGAATGAGTGCGATTTCCAAATCGCCACTGTAACCGTTGTTGGCAGTGGAACGGAAATATACGATGCCATCGGCATAGAACGGAGAACTGTCACCCTCGGCATCCAAGCTGATGCTGACTGCACCGGGAATAGCCTTTGGCTTGGCGTAGGTAAAGGAGCCGTCCTCGCCACGAGTGAGCTTGGCGGCATGAACATTTTTCAGGTTATATTTGACTTTATTACCCATGTTGATTAAACCTCCATTTCAAATGTGTAGAGGACTTCATAGAGCTTCTCGCTCTCAATCCAGACCTCTGTTTTGTTATAAAAAATGCCGTGCTCATCAAGCACAGCTTCCAGTGTTGCTTCCAATGCCGGGTCCTTGCTATCACAGTAGAGTTCAATACGAACCTCGTTGATTTTGTAATAGACACGGCCATCTGCGGAGAAGTTATCGCTTCCCGGAAGTAGGTAGCAGATGAATGGTGGATTTGGCGATTCTCCTTCAGCAAAGTGGTCATAGGCAAAGGGGAGGGCCATCTCCGATAGGATTTGCAGTAATCTATCCATTTTTCAGACACCTCTCAATCTCAGATTCCAGTTCTTTGATACCGGCTTCTTCTGCAGGAACGATGTGGGAACGACCGGCCACACGGCCACCGCCACGCTTGGCATGACCAAATTCCAGGAGGTGAGCTAACTGATAGCGATTTCTGGAATACACAGTGACCTCCAGTGATTTGGAGGTTTCCTTTGTGTTCTTCACAGACCAGCTCTTGCTGTAGGCACCAGTATCTTTTGGAGCAGTACTTTGTATCTGCTTCTTTACAGTGTTACTGGCTTTTTTGACAGCAGCTTTCATATCTACCGTCGCAAGGTCAGCATATTCGGTCAGTTCCTTCATAACAGCTTCGGCGAGACCGTCAATTTTTACTTTCTGGGCCATGTCACCGCCTCACTTTCTGACAGGAGAGTTTGATACATTTTCGCTTAAAATTCATATGGTCTACTGCCAAAATATCGTATAGTTCACTTTCAAACTGTACCCGATATCCAGTAGAGGTAAGAGCAGCAGCTTTCTTGCAGTAACGGATCGTAAAATCAATCTTGGAATCATCTACGACAAGACCAGCATCGGTGGATTCCTTTCCAGCTTCTGCACTAACGGTGGCATAGCAGGTGTAGTAATCTTTCCAAGCGTTCTTTCGATTTCCAATTGCATCGGAGATGACTTCATTCTTCTGAATGTAGATGCGAACATTTAGCAGCTCAATATTCATCAGAAAGCCTCCTTTCTGGAACCGAAGAGAAGAGAGCGCAAAGTCAGTGTCAGAGCATGATGGTCAGCTTCCTCACGATGTTCGTAGAGGTAGGCTACCGCATAATAGACAGCAGGCTTTGCATTTTCACTTTCTTCAAAGACATCTTCATTCTGCCTTGTAATATCCATGCAGAGGCGTGTAGCTGATGTGATGAGCGTCTCGATGAGAAAATCGTCATCATCAAAATCCACTCGGAGATACTGCTTCATTTCTTCTAAAGTGACAATCATCGTTTATCGCCTCCAATCATAAAAGGAAGGCAGCGTCTCATAAGAGAAGACGCTACCTTTCATGTTTAGCCTTTAGAAGAACCACTGAGTTTCAAAATCTGTACTGCTTCCGGAAGAATCAGCTTGCCATCGACACGTTCCTTTGCTACATAGCCAATCATACCGTTGCCTGCAAAAAGCTCAGTGAGTTGCTTGAAGGAACGAGTACCACGATCACCAATGTTGTAATAGCTGTAATCACCGAAAGCGATAGCATTCTCCGGTGCGTACGCAGAGGTATGAACGGCATAGCCAAGTACCTTATCCGGTTCACCGGACTGATAGGAAGGCTGCCAGATGTATGCACCATTGTTGTCCTTCAGCTTGCGGAGCTGTGCCAACGTCTTATCATTCATGATGAAACTTGCATTCTTGCGATACGGACGATTAAGAGCGTATACCAGGTCAAGCATATCATCAGACTTGATCGCAGCAGAAAGCGTACCTGCTACCGTGCCGCCGCCGGTCGCAGCGAAAAGGCCGGTCGGTTTGCCGGAACCGTCACCGTTGAGAAATGCATCCTCCTCGGCATTTGCCAAAGCCTTACCAAACTGATCGATGATGTAATTTTCAAGACCGAAGGCATTATCATAGAGAAGTTCTTCGGTGACCTTGATAGCTACATGGAGTTTGTGCGCATCCAAAAGGATCTGACTGAAGGTCGCATCAGAAAACTGAAGTGCGCCACCTTCCTCAATCCATGCAGCCGCAGGTTTCGTAGCAGCGATGTTGATCTTATGCTCACCGGAAGTCGTGATAGTGTGTCCAAGACTTCTCATGATGTTTTCTTCGGTAAGAACATCAATCAAACGACTGTCATATTCCTCCGGCACAAGGTAGCCACCATCGGCATCAACACCTTCCTGTAGAATATTAGATACCTGACGGAAGTTGGTGCGGAGTGCCTGAAGCATACCATTCTTGTATTCATCAGAAGCACGACCAGTTTTTACAGGTTTATCTGTGGCAGAATTCCCCGGCTTAGAAGTGAGAGGCTTGTTTACCGGCTTATTAAGTTCGGCCTCCAATGCTTCTTGTCTTTCAAGACGAGCAATTTCTTTACCAAGATCGGCGATTTCCTGTTCCATTCTGGAATAAGTAGCATCGTCCTCGGCAGTAAGAGTACCTTTCTCGGTACGGTGAGAATCAAGAAATGCCTTGGCAGCATTCCACGCGGTATTGCGTTTTTCACGCAGTTCTAAAATAGTCATAGTTGAATACCTCCATTAAATGTATTGTTTGATTAGGTCAAGACGCTCCATGAGAGAATCTACAGAGCGTTCCGGTGTTTCAGGCTTCTTAATGCGGCACTTTGCAGCCAGTTTATCCATAAGAGAATTGGTCACCGCTGCACGAGAGAAGAGCATCGGGCCAGTCACATTATTTTCTACAGGTGTTTCTGCAGGCCTTGCCAGGATTCCGTCGGCAAAACCCATATCGATAGCTGTGTGTGCATCCATCCAGGTTTCTGCATCCATGAGATGAGAGAGCTTAGCACGGCTCATGCCCGTTTTGATTTCATAGGCGTTGATGATGGATTCCTTGACTTCATCCAACATGGCGATAGCTTTTTGCATTTCAGATGTATCTCCCATAGCTGCAGTCATCGGATTATGAATCATAAGCATGGAAACTGGCGATACCAGTACCTTTGTGCCAGCCATAGCGATGACAGATGCAGCAGAGGCTGCGATGCCATCAATCTTCACAGTGACATTGCCGGGATATTCCATCATCATGTTGTAAATCTGAGCTGCGGCCACGCAGTCGCCTCCAGGAGAGTTAATCCAAATGGTGATGTCTCCGTTTCCAGCAAACAGCTCATCTCGAAAGAGCTTAGGTGTGATATCGTCATCAAACCAGCTTTCCTCTGCGATGGTGCCGTTTAGAAACAATGTCCTCTCCAGTGTCTGTTCCTGCGTCTCCTGATTGCTCACCGTCTGATTCTTCCACTTCCAGAACTTCTTCATCGTTCTCGTCCTCCTTTCTGTCGTCCTCACAAGCTACACAGCATTCGTTTCCGCACGAGTGCGAAAAGCTCATTTGTTTCGCTGCTCGTCCTCTCCCCAAAGAGTTATTCAACTCTTCGGGGACCCCTGTGTCGCTCGCTGCGAATATTCCTGAATCCTCCAGTTTGGTCATGTTTCCGTTGATGAGATATAAGTCACCACCAAGTTCCGGTGGGATGAGGTCCAGGTTTTCAAGTTCACGGATATCGTTTGCAGACATCCAGCCATTCTGTCTTGCAGTGGCATAACCGTTCATTCGGCTTTGATAATCACCACGCAAGAGACCGTCGACATTGAACTTTACAAAATAAGCAGCCTTCTCTGATTCAGATAGAAGGGCTCGGTTAATGGACTGCTCCCAACGGATAATCCACGGCTCCAAGGTGTACTTCACAAATTCGAGAGATTGCTGCTCAATATTAGAAAAGCTCGACTTTTCCAGATCACCGACCATATGAGGTGGCACCCTGAAGATTCGAGCTATTTCATCAATCTGAAATTTTCTTGTTTCCAGAAACTGTGCTTCATTTGGGGAGATGGAGATAGGCGTGTATTTCATGCCTTCTTCCAAAACAGCTACCTTATGAGAGTTGTTTCTAGAGAAGCCTTTGGTCCAACTTTCTCTGACAGCTTCCGGATTTTTCACGGTACCGGGATATTCCAGTATGCCTCCCGGTGTGGCACCGTTTGCAAAGAACTTAGCACCATATTCCTCGGTCGCAATTGCAAGACCGATAGCGTTTTTAGCCATAGCAATAGGAGAGTAACCGACCAGACCGTCAAAGCCAAGGCCTGGAATGTGGAGTACATCTGATGGCTTCAGGATGACTGTTCCGTTTTTCATAGTTTGTGCATCGGAATCTTGCATTTGATATTGGTAGTAGAGGTGCCCTTTATCGTCACGATCCACACTCATTCGATTGGCCATTAGCGGATAGAGTGCGATGACTTCGCCTTTGCCATTTCGGATAATTTGCGCATAGGCATTTCCATAAAGAAGCAGATGCGTCATCAAAGTTTCCCGGAAGACAAAGGATGTCATTTCTGGATTTGGTTCATCGTGTATTAATCGATATAATGGATGCTTGATCGCTTTTTCTTTGCTGCCAGAGTCCGTGTATTTATAGACATGGACCGGAAGCCCAGCGATGGACTCCGAAAGAATCCTGACGCAGGCATAGACTGCAGTCATCTGCATGGCGCTTCGTTCATTGACGGTTTTGCCGGAGTTACTTCCACCAAAGAGAAAGCGGTAGGCACCGCCGTTTGTACTGTTGGTGGGCTTGTCTCTTGAGTGAAACAGTCCTGATAAGAATCCCATAAATATTCCTTTCTGCCGCAAAGGGCGTATAAAATTCAAAGTTTTGTCATAAAATAATCTATGCAAATGCTTGCAATCGCAAGCAAAAGCGAATATAATAAAGAAAAAGGAGGCGATATTATGGCAAATACATCTGCTGTTTATGCAAGAATAGATACCAATCTCAAGGATAATGCTGAGAGCATTCTTTCTCAGCTTGGCATTTCTCCATCCAGTGCAATTCAGATGCTTTATAGCCAGATTGTACTGAAGAAGGGTATGCCATTTGAACTGAAACTTCCTTCTTCTAAGCCATTAGCTGTTGGTGCAATGACCAGAGAACAGCTTGATGCAGAACTCCAGAAGGGTGTTGATTCCATCAAAGCAGGAAAGGTATATTCTGCAGATGAAGTCGATGCGGCACTTGCAAAGGAGTTTGGCATATGACAGATAGCTATAAAGTCGGCTATTCTGTAGATGCGCTTGACGACTTACGTGAGATCTATTCGTACATTGCGAATGAACTCCTTGTTCCAAAAACTGCTACCGCTCAGCTGGGCCGCATCCGAAAAGAGGTTCGTTCATTGGATTTCATGCCAGCTCGTTATGCGTTAGTTGACTGGGAGCCTTGGCATTCGATGAAAATGTATCAGCTTCCTGTAGACAACTTTATTGTGTACTACCTTGTTGATGACGAGGAAAGGGCAGTTACAGTAGCTCGAATATTCTACGGTGGCCGTGATATTGAAGGAATCATAAATTCAAATAAATAAACAGTAATGGAGCTTTTGGTGTAAAAACAAGGGCTCCATTTTTATATGAATAAAATTCCTCTTTCATCGTAGACAGAAGCACCGGTATTGTTCCCACAGCGGATCGCACGGTCAAGCCCCATGATTGTGGCAACAGCTCCGTCGATTTTCTCTGTGGATTTTTCTTTGTCTGCCTTTATATTTCCTGCTGGATCAGTACGGATATAAATGTTATCCATCATCCATCGAAGCACCGGATGACCACCGTGGGCTAGCTTTTGCTCCAGCGTCAGCTTCATGAGTTCTTTTGTCGGTGGAGACATATCCTTAAATCCCTGACCGAACGGAACAACAGTAAAGCCCATGCCTTCAAGGTTCTGAACCATCTGAACAGCTCCCCAGCGGTCAAAGGCAATCTCACGAATATTGAAGCGCTCTCCAAGACGCTCGATGAATTTCTCGATGTAGCCGTAATGAACAACATTTCCTTCGGTTGTCTCCAGAAAGCCTTGACGTTCCCAGACGTCGTAAGGAACATGGTCTCGCCTTACTCGAAGATCAAGCGTATCTTCCGGTATCCAGAAATATGGTAAGATACAGAACTTGTCATCCTCATCCAGCGGAGGAAATACCAGCACGAAAGCTGTAATATCTGTGGTGGAGGAAAGATCCAGACCACCGTAACAGACGCGACCCTCTAAGGATTCTTCTTCAACCTTGAACGAGCAGGCGTCCCATTTTTCCATTGGCATCCAACGAACTGCCTGCTTGACCCACTGGTTAAGTCTTAGCTGTCTGAAGGAATTCTCCTCGCCGGGATTCTGTTTTGCAGATTCACAGGCAGCTTCAACTTTGTCGATACCGACTGTGATACCAAGAGAAGGATTTGCTTTCTTCCAAACCTCCGGATCTGTCCAGTCATCGGCTTCATCGGCACCATAGATGACAGGATAGAAAGTTGGATCTATCTTTCTGCCTTCCAAGATGTCCTTGGCCTTCTGATGTGTTTCATAGCAGATGCTGTTGGTATCTGTTCCGGCGGTTGTGATAAGGAAGTAAAGCGGCTGCATCCTGGCGTCTCCGGAGCCCTTAGTCATAACATCAAAGAGCTTTCGGTTGGGCTGAGTATGTAGCTCATCGAATACAACGCCATAAATGTTGAAACCATGCTTTGAGTAAGCCTCGGCGGACAATACCTGATAGAAGCTGTTAGTCGGTTGGTAAACGATACGTTTCTGGGAAGCAAGAATTTTTACTCGCCGATTCAGTGCAGGACACATACGTACCATATCGGCAGCCACATCAAATACAATGGTTGCCTGTTGGCGGTCAGCTGCACAGCCATAAACTTCGGCACGTTCTTCGCCATCACCGCAGGTAAGGAGTAGGGCAACGGCAGCAGCAAGCTCTGACTTACCCATTTTCTTAGGAATTTCCACATAGGCAGTGTTAAACTGTCGATAGCCGTTCGGTTTCAAAGTGCCAAAGATATCTCTTATAATCTGTTCCTGCCAGTCGATGAGCTCAAATGGCTTACCGGCCCATGTGCCTTTGGTGTGGCAGAGACATTCGATAAAATTGACTGCGTAATCCGCCATCTGTTTATTGTAGCTGGAGTCCGCAGCCATAAAGCGTGTCGGTGTGTAGTTTTCAAGTTTACGCAAATGTATGCGCCTCCTTTCGCAGAAATAAAAATAGTCACCAGGTGGCGATGTCTATAACGAGGAACAGCCCCAGCTGGGACCGTCCTGCCTGATATTCTCTTCAGGTGGTTTAGTTTAATTCGTTCAGCAGGATGCTAAGTGCAAGATTGGCTTCTTCGCAGGTGGGTTTGATATCCCAGCCTCTGTCGTAGTTGGCAATCCACTCACCATCCATCTTCAAGCTGAGTTTTGAAATTTTACCACCGTTGATGCCGTAATCTTCGTTTGGCTCATCAAAATGCTTGACCCAGTATTTTACGCTTTTGTATCCGCCGTCTTTCTTTGGAATTCCGATTGTTCCTTCTTTCCACATGGTTTATGCCTCCTTTACCGTCATTTTGATTGCAGGGATGAGGGCATGCTCGCCGGTTTTCCAATCGGTGTAGCGAGCTTTTACTGTGGTAAGGCCCACCATGCTGATGCCTTGCTTCTCGAAAGCTGCAAGGGTTTCGATGAGGCTTGAATAGGTGGAGCTGATGGTAAATTCGGTGATGCCGTTGGCTCTTAAGGTCTGAGCAATTTCTTCAATGTCGTAATCCCAAATGACCTCATTGAAGTCGATGAGCTCGTTTCCGGTTTCCTTGCTGGTCCTGTATGCCCAGAATAAGGTTGCGTTGATTCTGAGTTCCTTAAGGCTCTTGGCATTCTGCTTAATGGATGCTTCAAATGTTTTGATTTCTTTCATGGTAGGTTCCTCCTAAAAATGTGTATTTTCTTTTGGTAGTACTATATATCACTCTAAAAGCACATAATAGCAAGTCCATTCGAGCTATATAGTACACAAATATTCGTGGAGAAAACTGTGTATTTTAGTCGTTGGTCGGAACCTTTCGGCAGCGATCTACACCGTAGATTATGTTGAGTCCAGATCCGTTGTCCCAATCTACCATGATGCTTCCGGTATCGTCGACACCGATGACGGTGCCACGTGTGCCCACTGGAGGGGCCTGTGCGTCGTCCATCTGGACTAGCTCTATACGAGTGCCAGCTGGATAAAGGCGGCGCTGGCGGGCCACCTGTTCCTTACTTGGAAATTGCATGGCCTTCAACTCCTTTGAATGCGCTGTTCCCCGGAAGATATCTCATCAGGATTTTGCGGCCCGTTTTTTACTCGTCCCCGATGAAGCCGAGGCGAAGAAGGAAGCAGCGGAAAGCGTAGCGTTCGTTGTCTACCGGTTTTTCTGTGGCGCTTATTCGTTTCTGATCCTTGCTCATTTTACAAAGGGCTGCAATCAGTGTGCTGTAGGCGTGGATTTCATCCGGTGCAGGAAGTTCTGAGAACCAAGGGAAGGAAATATTGTCTTCACTCAGTTCAAAGCGAAGGTCATCAATGTGCAGGGCATGCTTGATGAGGAATCCTTTGGCATCCAGAAGGTTGGTGAGGTTCCCAACATTAACATCATCAAGTGGAATGGTAATGGTAAGTCCTATTTCGTCTGTAGAAGTTGCTTCAATTTCTGGTCCCTGAGCCGGATGAAAATTTGTTTCTTTCGGGCAGTAGCCGTTTGCATCCAAGAGAGCAAGCAGTTCGTCGTATTCAGCTTGGCTCACAGTGTTCGGACCCTCAATGTTTCCTTCGCGTGTCAGGAGAAGGTCCCCAATCTGATAGGCGTAGGAAGGAGCTCTCAGGTATTGCGGTTTTGTGTTTGTGTACTCGCCAAGCAGGGCTGCCAGCGGCTTTCTTTCGGTTTCGTTTAAAATGATCTTCATGTAGGTGTCCTCCTTTGTTTTGGTAGTACATATATCACTCTAAAGGTACATAATAGCAAGCGATATCGGAGAAAAACATCGACAAATATGTGCCTTCTGGATTGTGTACATTACCGACTTACAAAAGAGTGGCATTCTCAGCCTCCGGAGCAATTTCTTCGTAGGAATAGGTTAAACCATCATGGATGACGGAGACCTTCTCAGAGGAACCGACCTGTTCGATGTAGCGTTTGACGATAACATCGCAGAACTTTTCATCCAGTTCAATGGTATAGCAGATACGACCGGTCTGTTCGCATGCGATGAGTGTACTGCCGGAACCGCCAAACGGATCAAGGACCAGAGAATTAGTCATGCTGGAATTCATAATCGGATAGGCTAGAAGAGGAATAGGCTTCATTGTAGGATGATCACCATTCTTTTTAGGCTTATCAAATTCCCAGATGGTTGTTTCTTTTCGTCCGGTGTACCACTGATGCTTACCGGATTTTTTCCAACCGAAGAGGCAAGGCTCATGCATCCACTGGTAAGGGCTGCGTCCGAGGACAAGCGATTGTTTTTTCCAGATGCAGCAGCCGGAGAGATAAAAACCAGCATCTGCAAAAGCTCTGCGGAAGTTAAGACCCTCCGTATCTGCGTGAAAAACATATATTGAAGCATCATCTGCCATCGATTCATACATGCGTGTATAGGCATCAAACAGGAACTGATAGAAGGCATCGTTTTCCATATTGTCGTTCTTAATCTTACCGGCGCTACCTTCATAATTGACATTGTACGGGGGATCAGTCACAACCAGATTTGCCTTCTTTCCGTTCATCAGAAGCTCGTAGGTTTCAGGCTTCGTGGAGTCACCACAGACAAGACGATGATCACCAAGGAGCCACAGATCACCAGCCTTTGAGAAGGTCGGCTTTGCAAGCTCAGCATCCACATCGAAATTGTCATCCTGCACACCTTTTTTCGTGTCTTCACGGAACAGATCTTCGAGTTCTTCCGGTTCAAATCCGGTGAGGGAGACGTCAAAGTCAGCACCTTGCAGGTCAGCGATAAGAAGGGCCAACTTGTCGTTATCCCATTCACCACTGATTTTGTTGAGAGCAACATTCAGTGCTTTCTCTTTGTCCTCGTGCATTTCAACAATGACACATTCCACTTCCGTGATGCCCATGTCGATGAGGACCTTTAGCCTCTGATGGCCACCAACGACACGAGAGGTGGTAGCATTCCAGATGACCGGTTCTACATAGCCAAACTGCTCAATGGAGCGTTTTAATTTTTCATATTCTTTATCGCCGGGTTTTAAATCTTTTCGGGGATTGTAATCAGCAGGAAGAAGATCTGCGACATTTTTCTTTTCAATCAGCATGATGCAGCCCTCCTATGCAATAACTTTTTTAATCCCTTGAAAGCGGCATCTATGTCACCAGCTTTAGCCTGCCCTTTGAGTGTGCTAAACTTCTGGAAGGTTAAATGCCTGCGATATTTCTTTAGCAAGCTCATAAATTCCGATAAATCCATATCAATTTCCTTTCCGTGCCAGTAGAAGACGTTCCATCACATCATCCTGTGGTGTGGCTCCGTTGTATTCAGTGGCACAATTTTCTCTTACGATTTGGTAGATCTCCATCCAGAGACGATTGGTTTGGCTCATGAAATTCTGACTCATAGCCACATAGGGTGACTGGATAGCATTGCCAGTGGTCGGATGTTTCGCAAGAAAGCCAAACTCAGTGATCGCTTCCTCGCATTGAATCCAACGAGCAACACTCATGGCATAGCGCTCCAAAAGCTCTGGAGAGACAAGAGAAGCGCAGCCACGTTCATGTAGCCAGTTCCATGTTTTCTTATAGACATCCGCAGCGACCAGCTTTTTACCGTTCTTTTGCTTAGCAGATAACATCTTGGATGGTTTGGGCATCGGCTGACCTTCTAAATCGACGGTGCTGTCTGTGAAGTCGATGACAGTCAACTCACGTTTGCCTGGGTTTCCCTCAGCGATTCTCTCAGCTAAGGGCTTTTTCTTGGCTCCAGCGCCGATACGAGCGCCGCCACGGTTTGTACCGTCCTTAGCCATTTTTATACCTCCAGTTCAGGGGCCTATATACCCCGTTTGAAATTGCGACTTTGTGCGTGAGACCCCACGCCCGTTCCCCGGTGACTTCACCGTAGAGAAGTAGACCGCCCCTGCCGGTTGTGCCAACGGTCGCCATGTTCTGCATGAATTTTGGCATGGCAGGATTTGCAAAGAGCCATCAAGTTTTCTCTATCATGCGTTCCACCTTGTGAAAGAGGTTTTACATGGTGTATCTGCTCGGTTGGTGTGTAGACATCATTCTCAAGACACCTCTCACAAAGAGGATGGGCAGCAGCATAGCTGTCACGGATACGTTTCCATGCACGTCCGTAGCGACGTTTGGTAGCTGGATCTCTGTCGTACTTCTCGTAGCGTTTGGCTTCCGTCTTTTCATGCACTGGACAGAAGCGTCCGTCTGTCAGATTAGGGCATCCGGGATAGGAGCAGGGACGTTTTGGCTTTCTTGGCATCGTATTCCTCCTTCCGTTTTGGCATAAGAAAAGCCCTGTAGGATTGACTCCCACAAGGCTCTCTGCGATTATCACTTTCGCTATTGTAATATTATCATAAGAAAGGACTCTCATTCTATCACATTAACTCTCATCTATATGTGGAACCACGATTTCTTTTAATGCTGCGCTATGCATACGATGTATGTGTTGCATAGAGTAGTTCAGATCCACTGCTATCTGTTCCCAAGTGATGAAGCAGAGATAGCGTTTTTCCAGTAGCATCTGATATTCTACGTTGGGAACAGCATGGATAACACCCATGATTTCTTTCTTTAAATCCACCAGCTTTTCGATGTCTTTCTTCAGGCCATCCTCCAAATCAATGATTTTCAAAATGGCATCTTCCATTCTGGAACCACCGTGATTTGGGTTTCTCGGCATATCTGAAATGGTAGAAGTACATTTGGTAGCAAGATCATTTAAGGATGTAATCTGTTGAGTCTTTGATGTGATGCGTTCATCAAGATAGCGAGCCTGTAATAAATATTCTTTTGCGTTCATGCTTTACCTCCGAATTGTTTTATTTCCCTCGGATTTGCACGGATTGTCGTGTTTTGTCAAAGACTGTCATAGATTTGCTTTTACCGCATCGATAAGGGCATTCTGTGTCAGCTTCTTCTTGGAGAGAGCCTTCAAAATACGCTCATCAATGGTTCCTTTTGTGATGATATGCTCTATCACCACGGTTCCGGAGGCTTGTCCCTGTCTCCAAAGTCGAGCGTTGGTCTGCTGATATAATTCCAGTGACCATGTCAGCCCGAACCAGATAAGGGTGGAACCGCCAGCCTGTAGATTGAGTCCATGACCGGCGGATGCAGGGTGGATGACTGCGACCGGGATTTTTCCGGCATTCCAGTCGGCGATGTCCTTGCTGGATTTTATCTCTCTTACATCAAAGCGCTTTTTGATACGGTTAAGGTCGTGCTTGAACCAATAGGCTACAAGAACAGGTTTGCCATTGGCGGATTCAATGATGTCCTCCAGAGCATCCAGCTTTCTGTCATGAAATTCGATGATGTCACTAGTGTCGGAATAAATGGCACCATTTGCAAGCTGGGACAATTTTCCGGTGAGAGAAGCGGCATTTGCTGCGGTGATTTCTCCATCAGGGAGTTCTAACACCAAGTCGCTCTTTAATTCCTCGTATCTGGCAACTTCATCTTCGGATAAATGAACCTCATACTCGGAAGAGATGAGTTCAGGCATCTGCAGATGGTCTGTTGATTTCATGGAAATGGTGATATCAGAAATTTGACTATAGATACGTTCCTCCGCGTAGGGCTGTGGCTTATAGGAATAGATGATCTGACCATTCCTTTTGTCTGGTACAAAGTAGTTGTTTCGGTACTCGGTAATGAAGCGACCGAGGCGTTTTCCTAAATCCAGTAATCGAAACTCGGCCCACAAATCCATGAGACCATTACTACTTGGTGTTCCGGTCAGGCCAATGATGCGCTTGATGCTGGGTCTTACCTTCAGCAGAGATTTGAACCTCTTTGAATTGTGATTCTTGAAGGAAGAGAGCTCGTCGATGACCACCATATCGTAGTCGAAGGGAAATCCACTGGACTCGATAAGCCATTGAAGATTTTCTCTGTTGATGATTGTTATATCGGCTCTGGCCATCAAAGCGGCTTTTCGTTCTTTCGGTGATCCGACGCAGATAGCAAAAGTCAGGTGCTTCAGATGCTGCCATTTTTTGATTTCAGCGGGCCATGTGTCTCTTGCTACTCGAAGTGGGGCAATCACAAGAATGCGGTGGGCTTCAAAACTATCAAATAACAGATCGGCGATGGCAGTCAGAGAAATGACTGTTTTTCCAAGACCCATATCGAGCAAGACGGCGGCTACAGAATGTGTCTCAATATAGTTAATGGCATAGGCCTGGTAATCATGAGGTGCGAAGTTCATCAATCATTCCTCCAATCTGTTCGACGCTATCAATCACATAGACTCGAAAGCCCAGAGAGCGAAGGAGTCTGTGCCGTGCCTTTTGCAGTGGGCGTGGGGATTCTCCAGGTGCCTTTAATTCTGCGAAGGCAAACTTCCCATCAGGTAATAAGACCAGACGGTCGGGCATCCCTGCGAAAGAAGGAGACACGAACTTTGGTGCAATACCACCAGCCTTTTTTACTTCAGTTGTCAATTTCTTTTCTATTGTTTTTTCTAACATACTTGTCCTCCATCAGGCCGTTAAATTGAAGATGTGCAAGGTGTATCAATGGTATTTTTCATACTTTTTCTTATTCATAATTTTATAGGTCTAAGAAAAGTTTTATAAAACACCTTGATACACCTTGTCATAAGTGGCCTTAATTCATAAAATCCTCGTCTGCACCGGTGTCCTCACGTAAGCGCAGACCCTTAAAGTAACGCTTTCTGTTCATGGTAACTCGCTCAAAGCCAGCTTTCTCCAATGCAAAGTAGAAGTCAGCGGTACTGCGCACATACTCGTTGCAATCCAGAGAATAGTTGCGGTAGGCCTGATAAAGAGAAGAAGAGCTTTCTTTGTAGGACGGGTCAATTTCACATTTGTCAGAAAGAAAGTGACCAAACCAATCGTTCTGGCTACGATATTCATCAATGGCATTCTGTACACACTCCGGCACGGGAATCTGGTAATCAGACTCGATGACTTTCTTGGCACCTTCGATGACCCACGCCAAAATGCTACCGCCAGCATTGTCATAAAGATACTCGCTATAGTTCTTGATGTCGTTGCTTCCTGTAATTTTGGCATTGAATGGGATGACAATAAGTCGTCTCCAAATACCATCATCGGATGCAGAGACACGAGGCAGATGGTTGGTGTAGAGTACGAGAGTGTGACATGGTTTGAACGAGAACGGGTCCTTGTACTTTTTCTCAGCAAAGACATCATCGGTGGAGCAGAGCTGCTTGACGGTGGAATCGTTCAGACGAGCACCTTCCTGCATCTCGGCAGCAATGAGGAGTCTTTTACCCTTGACCTCAGCCATTTCCGGTTTAATGTTTCTGCGGCATCCGACAGTGAGCGTATCTGCAGAAATGTTACCGGAGTAAAGACCGAGCACTCTGGAGATAGCATTCCAGAAGGTGGACTTACCATTGCGTCCATCACCGTAGGCAATGATGAGTGCCTCCACATAGACCTTGCCGATAGCAGCCAGACCACAAATCATCTGAACATAATCGATGAGTTCCTGATTACCCTGAAAGATAAGGTCAAGGCAGTCCAGCCAAATCTGCTGGCCCTTATAATTCGGAGATACCGATGTAATTTTGGTAATGAAATCTTCCGGCAGGTGTTCTCGTGCACCAGCCATTCCTTTACGCAAGTCATAGGTTGCTTCTGGTGTACACAGAGCAAAGCAATCAGCATCAAGGTCACGAGGTGAGATCTCTAGCATTGGACGGGACTCTTTTAGCGTGGAAGTAATATTCTTGGAATCTCTGCGCTTTACAGCAAACTGTTGATATGCTTTTGCGGCCATAAATTCCTGGTAGGCTTCCATCTGATTCTCATTCATCAGCTGTTCTGCCTTGGACTTAGACATGGAATCAAGCAGGGACTGTGCACCGGAGTTTTTTAATTTGTCGAGAGCTTCGAGCATATCGTTACCAGCTTCCTTCAGCTGCCTTCTGGTAAGCTCATGAGCCACGGCTTGTGCACCTGGTTCGGATTCCTGCCAGTAATGATCAGAATATCGGATGAAGTGGGTTGCCGGAGAGTATCGAAGCTCACCGGAGAAGTATTTTGCCAACACCTCAGCTTGTCCTACGTCAGAATAGTCTCCAGGCTTGTAACAGGAAGGATCATTATATACTTCTGGGGCAATGTAGCCATCCTGCTGGGAGAGTCTTGCATAAAAACGCTGTGCACTGTGCCAGATAGTTGTAAGCTCAGATGCTTCCAGTGGAGGTGTGCACTTTGTTGATTCTTCTATAAATGCTTGATATGCCTTGTCACAGTCACCGTATTTTTTGATTACACGACCGGCAAAACGAGACATAGTTGCATTACGACTTCCTTCCGGAATGGCAAAACCATCGTATTGACCTTCCGGCAGATCCTCATCGAACAGGTCCTCATCCAAAAACTCAGTCAGATTCATGCGCCCCGGATAGATTGCAACATCCGCAGCAGTTGTTCCAAAGAAGAATCGTGCAGCGTCCAGTGCCTGCGTGTCAAAATATTGGAATATGGAATTGACCAGTTTTTTCATATTGCTGTAGAGGGAGGCGTCCGATATATAATCGATTGGAAACAGCACATGGAACTTCGGTCTTGCTGCTTTCCCATTTTTCTCACGATTGTTGTAGCGGCTATAGTGGATAGCAAAACTGACACCCGGAAAAGCCTGCATAATATCATCAGGAGTAACCCAGTCATCCGGATTTTCAGAGTGATCATTATCGCAATCTACAGGAAGGCAGTCGCTGCCAATGAAGTTGTCACCGTTGCGGTAGCTGTTTTTATATTCGGCACAGACATAGTCGTGGCAGATAGCAGCTTTCAGGCTGTCCTCATCTAAGATGACATGCTTGTGTGGGTAGGAACAGTTACCGGGATTGCCGGTAACATCTGCAGAATAAATGGTGAACATTAGTCATACACCTCCTTGGATTCTTCTTCGAGAACCTTGGTGATAAATTTCAAAGCTCGAATCATGGTTTCTAACTCGCAGTCACCACCGAGGCAGACTTCAAAACCATTACTACCGCAGCGAGTGGTATAGCTATGGATTTCCATATCTGTGCAAGCTGCATCCTGAATGCGAAAATAAGTGCGACCGCCATGACCGGTATCGCCACCGCAATAACCGGTGGTTCCAGCCTCGACCTCTAAGATATTGCAGCTGACCACATCCCTGATGTAGGTTGTGATTTCAGTTCCGTCCTTTAATATTCTTGAATTTTCTTTTACTTCGTACATGTGTTAAACCTCCTCAAGATTCTCTGTGAAATAGCGCAGGCGGTAATTTTTCCACTTGGCTCGTTTGATTTCTGCTTCCATACCTGAAGAAATATGATTTCCAAAGACCCAGACCTCAGAGCATTTGCTCATGATGGCATTCCCGAAGAAGAGACCAAGTTCACGTTCTTTGGGGTCGCTATCATCTAAAAACTGTGGAAACAGCAGGTGTGGTGCGATAGGAATGTATCCTTGTTCCACAGCAAAGCGGCTGTACGTTCTGGCAGCAACTACATTCTTTTCAATGTCTCCGGCAAAGGGAGAGCATATATATACGATTGGACTGAAAGCACGTAGTGCACGGGCTTCATTCTCGATAGAAGAAAGTGCGCCAAAAGCAGTAGGATCAGGGTAGCCTTCGCTGTTATATTTGCTGATTGACATGTCGGGTTCCTCCTTTCCGGATGGACATGAAGAAAGGACGTCCATCTCTAATATCCATTGGAGATGAACGCCTCATTTTGATGTAAACAGAAATGAAATTTTTATCTCCACTACTAAATGGAGATGAGTTTGACGTTTGGCCGAAAAAATCTAATCTTTTTTATAAAATGGTGTCGCATAGCCATCGGCTCTTAGCAGTAGCCCTTTGGCCCAAGGAGGTGTGCGGCCCATTTGTTCACAAACTGCGTCTAAGGACATACTAGGATCAGCTTCGATGACAATTTCATCGTGAATATGCATAACAATAGAACAACAGCGGAGTGTTTGCATAGCGTAGCAAAGAATATCACGGGCAGTGGCCTGTACGATGTTTTCGACAAATTTCGGACCGTAGGAATCAAGACGTTCCCACTTCTTGGTGCTTCCGATGCCTTCATAGGTAATATACTGACCACCGAATTTATTCGTCCCAATCTTCGGTTTCACATATGCCAGTTTCCTTCCTGATGGGAGAGTGATAAAAAGCATACCGCTTCTGCAGGAGAAGGTAAGACCATATTGTGAGGTAGTATGTTTGAACTTTACAGCTTCCATGACGGCACGGTCCACATTCCACCAGAATTTGACGATGCTTGGATTGGACTGTCGCCATGCATCCACCAGCGGTGGAAGTTCATCTTCGGTAAGCCCCATATCCAGAGCGCCCATTGCTTTTAGTGCACCCACAGAACCACCGTATCCAAGGGCAAGTTCTGCAATTTTACCTTTTTGACGGAGGTGGCCATTGATACCGTGTTTTTCAACAGGAACCTTAAACATTTGACTTGCAGAGGCACAGTAGATGTCGCCACCTTTGGCAAAGACATCCTGTCGCCATTTTTCACCGGCAAACCATGCGATGACACGAGCTTCAATAGCAGAAAAGTCAGCCACCATGAATTGTGTACCTTCTCTGGGGATGAAAGCGGTGCGGATAAGCTGTGAGAGTGTATCCGGCACATCTTCGTAGAGGAGTTTAACGGCTTCAAAGTCGCCAGAGCGTACCAGCGAGCGTGCTTCTGCAAGATCTGCTATGTGGTTTTGTGGTAAATTTTGCAGCTGAATATTACGACCGGAAAATCTTCCAGTGCGGTTGGCTCCATAAAATTGGAACATGCCACGGGCACGACCATCGGCACAAACGGTCTTTTCCATTGCCTGATATTTGCGGACGGAGGATTTGGCTAGCTGCTGCCTTAAGGTGAGAACTTGTGCGAGCGTTGGAGGAGCGGACTTCAGTAACTCTGTGACAGCTTTCTTACCAAGAGTATCTGTTTCCAGTCCATTATCGGAAAGCCATGCCTTCATCTGCTGGACGGAGTTCGGATTTTCAAGTTCCGTGATTGTTTTCATAGTATCTGTAAGTTCTTTTCGAGAGCGAGTATCCATCTCAATGGCGGCAGCAACAAGATCCATATCCAAGCGGACGCCACGATCATTGATTTTTTGATCCAGATGGTATTCATCCCAGCTCTGAGCTGGAACCGGGAACTTTGCGAGTCTCTGCTGGATGCCCATTTCCGTTTCTACATCACGGATGTTATATTTCTTGAACATGACCCACTTATCCGGAGCGTGGAAAGGGCGGTTACGTGTGCGTTGACCATTGGCTTTGGTAGGAGCACAAGGCTGGCAGAAGTATTTGATGAGATCTTTACCTTCTGAGAGTTTTTGCTTTTAAAGTCCCAGAACAGCGCCGACACCTTCCAAGGAGAGTGGAAGCCCCATCGTGGCAGACCATATCATAGAGCAACGCCAGCTTTCCGGTTTCAGATATTCTCCGGTCGGATAACCTAAGAAGCGAGAAAGACAGATTCGCTCAAAGGTAGCGTTGAAGGCCCACTTGATGACACATTCATCCTCTAGGGCAAGAAGGATCTCTTTTGGAATCTGTTCTCCGCAGGCAAGATCGATGACTTGAACAGGCTGGCTATCTATACTGTAGGCAAAGAGTAAGATTTCAAAATCAGGTGACTCTACATAGCGATATACTCCAGTTTTCTGAAGTGGCACATCACTGTAGGTTTCGATATCGATACTAAGTGTTTTCATGAGCTTGTCCTTTCTATAAAACAGGCAGCAGAGAAATCCCTGCCGCCTGCCTTGTTACTGTTTATCTTTATTGGATTTATATTTATTGATGTCACGACGAATGTGGTATATCGCATAGCGGATAAGGTAGAGAATGACTTTCCCTACGTTGTAGATGATGAAACCATATACCGCTACCAAAAAGGTATAGGCGATGACATTGCCAATAAAGAGATTCAAAGTTTCTACAAATTCATTCATAGATTGTCTCCTTTTGTCGAAAAATGTCGATGGTGGCAGTGGGGCCACCGCCATTGGGTTGATAAATTACTTAAAGTCCTTCATGCGCTTCTCGTGGTATTCGAGGTCACGCTTGTCCTTTTCCTGTTCACGCTTTTCACGCTTGTGGTCATTTATGATGCTCTGAATGATAGAGACCGCAGTAGCAAGTCCCACACAAGCGAAGCAGCCGATACAGATGTTTACAAGAATCGTACTAATCATGATTGTCTCCATAGTTTATCACCTCCATTAATCAAGGAAATCATCATCGTCATCAGTTGCGAAGTCGGATTCAGCAGATGCCTTACCACCAAGAGGCTCGCCATCACGAATCTTCTGCAGATTGTTAAGACCGCAGGCGATGCCTTTATTGCCAGAGCTGTTGAAAGCGTAAAAACTGATGCTGGCACGACCGTAGACTCCAGAGTAAACCTCAGAACGGGTGAGGATAGGATTGCGGTCTGCATCTACGATACCAGGTGCAGAGGTTGCATTTGCATTCACAAAGTAGCTGCCAGCGTATGCAGGATCGTCCGGTCTCTCAAGATCTCCGTCACGAAGTGGCGTTTTAAGTACGGAAAGAGCTGGTACGGACTTACCATTGCCCTTGAGCTTTGCTTCACCTTCACGGTATGCAGCCTCGATAGCAGCTTCAATCTTTGCAACAGTCTTTGTGTCGGATTTCGGGATAATCAGGCTGACACTATATTTCGGAGTGCCACCGTTGATGGACTTAGGTTCCCAGACGTTGGCATAGCTCCAGCGTGTGTTAGGACCAGTGATAACCTTCATGGGATTTGTCATTTTTA